ATTGGAAACCGGTGCTATTATATAGTTTAGTACCAAAACAAATAAGTTACCAGGGTGAGGAATTCTCATATTTTATTAATAATGATAGCGTTTTGGAGTATTATGTACGTGGTGGTGCACATTATAAACATCAACTTTGGCATTATGAAGGAGACACGGTTTGTGTAGTTGACACTTATGGCGCGATCTGTATCTTTGATATAGAACAGCGAGAAGTCGAAGGTGATCCACATCATCGGCTGATTTGGTTGTTACCTAAAGCTAGAATACCATTCCTTGGTTGGATAATAAATCCGTTCCGTGAGGGGTATAATATGCTTAGTAGACTGAATGTACGGAACAAGGGTATTTGTTACCTTTGGGATGCTGTTACGGATGATTTATCCGTACGCAGTATAAAAGAACGTTATTCGGTTGAAATAGGAGGGAAGTTATTCCATTCAATCAAGTCGCGTCTCGCAAATAAAGATACACCAGTACGAACGTCAGACATTGAGCGTATGTTGAATGTCGGGGGTTTTGATACTAAAAGATCTGTTGTTGCTGCGCCATTATTGCTGAATTGCTGGGATTTTAATCAATTAGAACCGAATATACTGGCAACTGGCACTTTCACGACGAATTTTGAGGCACTACCAACTATGCGGCAAGTCCGGACTGAAGACGCAAAACCTGTGGGTAAAGCTATTTCAACACCAATAGTAAATAATCCTGCGTTGTTTGCGGCTAAGGGGCTTAATGCTGATAGGGCTTGCATTGAGGGTAGAGTCAATAAACCTCGTAACACGAAGAATCCCACTCTGAAGTACTACGATTATGCACGAGAATTCGTGAACTTAGTGGTACCTGATAAATTCAGAGGCACTGGGGCTCCGTTGGATGCGGATGAAGTTAGGGAGAAACAGGACGGTAAATTACAACGTAGCCGTTTTGATCAAGCAATTCATGGTATGTCACAAATTGTCTTTAATAAATTGAAGGCCTTTATTAAAACTGAAACATATAATGCAGCTAAGCCTCCCCGGAATATTACAACCATGTCACCTGAGTTGACAATAAATATGTCAGCCTATACATTACCATTCTCCGATTATTTGAAAAAGATTGAGTGGTATGCACCAGGGAAATCACCAAAACATATCATTAAACGCATTTTATATATTGCGTTACAAGCGTTAGGTTTTGGAATTGTATCGAGTGATTACGATACATTTGATGGTTCCGTTAGTAAGTTTCTACAAGAGAACATTACTATGGCATGTATGATGAGGTGGTTGTCTGAACAGTA